CGGCCATCTTGGCTGGCATGATCGTTCTCTTCTCCGCGTGTCCGCAGCCGCCACAGCCGCCGACACCGCCACCGGCTGGTCCGACGATGCAGGTGCTCCGGATCGAGGGCGCAAGGTTCATCCCTGCTATCTGGGGGGCAGCGGCTGGGAGTGGCCGCGTCGACTACGGCTGGCCCCTTGCGAGTATCGCCTACCTCGATGCCCTGAAGAGCAACGGGCTGAACTACAGCCATGTGCGCGGCGGCGGCTATGTGGAGGATGCGCGGGAGCTGGTTATCTTCGCCCAGGCTCCGGATGGACGGTATGACCTGAACAAGTTCAACCCCACCTACGACGCCACCCTGCGGACTTTCTACCAGGAGACCCTCAACCGGGGCATCTATGTGGAGAAGGTTCCGGCTGGCACCGACACCTGGGTCTGGAAGGTGAATAAGACACCCTTCAATGGTGCCTATAATGTCAATGGAATCAACTACTACGTGGGGGAAGGGGGGGATCATTACTCGATCCTCTCAGGAACAACTCCCCCGGCGGAGGTGGAACGGGCGATTCGCCACGATGTGGCTATTGCATGCGAGTTCCCCCATGTTTTCTTCCAGGTGGACAATGAGGCGAGGACCGGGAGGACGAGTGCGGAGTGGACCCGGAGTGTCTACCGAATCGTCAAAGAGGTGTTCCCGAACCGGCTAGTTGGGTCGGATAACACGGATGCGTGGGATACGGTGGATTATCAGGTGCTTCACACCTCCCGCGTGCCGGCGCCCAGCCTGAAGCCAGTGCTCGTCAACGAGACCGCTAACAATGAGATCAGCCCTGAACAGTACGTGCTCAAGGTGCAGCGGGGTCAGGAGGTCGGCGGAGTCTGGACTCAGTACTGGCCGGGGCCGTCTGAAAATAAGCCGGCAGAAGTCAGTCGAGCCCTGGAGTTGCTCGGGCAGTATGTGCGGGGCCAGCGCTGGGACTACGGCTGCCCGAACTTCCGAGGCATCAAGGTCTCTCTTCGCTTCGAGAGCGGGGTGTACAAGACAGACGCCTCCCCTATCCCCTTCAGCGAGGGCGCGGACCAGCAGACATCGCTCGGTCAGGGCCTCTGTGAGGACATCTGGATCAACAGCCCCACGCCGCAGCGGTACCAGGATGGCTATGGCCCGGCCTGGAGCATCACGGTGGGGACCATCGAGCCGAACTGGAACAACCCCTACCTGGCCTTCGTCCACGATCCGGTGGCGGGCAGCAGCGTCGTCAAGGCGTGCAGTCGGGCGGACTCCAACTGCGGCGTGTTTGCATTCTAGGGAAGTGCCGGGGGGAAGTGCTGGTGAGTGAGTTCATCAAGCTAATCGAGGCTCTCCCGGAGCGGCACTTCCGCACGCTCGTGGCCCTCCTCCTCGCCTTGCTCCTCGTCGGGATGGGGAAGCTACTCCTGGACGTCAACAGCCTCAAGACCACGACCACGTTCTATCACGGGCACTTCGAGATTCCTGGAGAAGGGAGAAAGTAAGATGCCATACGATCAGGCGCCGCCGAGTGCGCCGAAGATTCCCATTCGTTTAAGCATGACCCATGGGGACGAAATCCGCTGCTTCGCTGACTCGATGGTCCAGGCGGACATGGATCGGGTCCTCGCTGCGCTGCCCCCGGACCACCACATCGCGGTGGTGGCAAACGTGAACCTCAAGAACGCGAACGGGGCGATCATGTTCCGGAAGCCCGGAAGCGACTGGTCCTTCGTGGCCGCAGTTCACCGCGACTGGGGCGGGGATATCGGTGCGGGTGCGACCGTTCGGTGGTCCCGGTAGTGGGCCTAGGGAAACTCAAAGCCAAAGTGCTGCGGGCCGCGGCGCTTCAGGCTCTCAAATCGGCCATTGGAGAAGAATCAATGTCGAAGCTATTGGCGTTAATTAATGGACGGAAGGCGCTGATCGGAGCCACACTTCTGGCGCTCCCCGCCCTGTTCACGGCGCTGGGCACCTTCCTCACAGACGTGGGGTTTGCCGGTGGCGTGAAGTACGTTGGCGTCGCGCTGCTGGTCATCGGGTACGCGCACAAGGCCTTCAAGATCTTCTTCCCCGCAGAGTAGTACCCCACAGGGGAGGTGTCAAATGGACTTGTTCCGCACCAAGGAGGGCCGGGTAGCGGATGCGCTGGAGCGCATCGCCGCTGCATTGGAGGTGCTGGCGTTTCATCGGCGCCCTTCTTCTGAGGGAGGGGAGGATGTCTCCGCTGCCCTTTATGTGGATGAAGAGTACAACCTTGCAATGGAGTTGTCGAAGGATATGTACGCTCTCCGAACGGGGATTCGTCTAAGGGAGGACGAAAAACTTCCAGAGGTGTCAGGGAAAGAAAAGGATGAATCGTCTTGACGGACCAGGACTCCCCGGGGATAGACTAGTCTACGACTACCTGACGAGGCACAGAAAAGTGAGCACAAACAGCCTTCCTAAGGAGTTGCAGAACTCAGTGGTGAAGAAGTCTAAGACAGACGGGGTTGGGCAAATTGTCGTTAGGCGAATGACAGGGATGGAGCAGAACCCTGCCCTGGCGGTGGTGAAGCGGTTCGCCGAGGCGGCAGGGGGGAAGCTCGATGTCGCGGAGAAGCTGGAGGCGGTTGAGGAAACTCTCAGCAAGGAGGAGAGGTATTTTCTACAGCTTCTCAAGAGCGACAAGAGAAAGAGCATCGCGCACCTGATGGCGGAGGCGATGGTTCGGCCGACGAAGGGGATTGAGAAGTACGCCACCGGGGCGCTCGCCCTCGGGAAGATGGAGGCGGTGATTGAGGTGGCGAGGGAGCAGCCGAATATCGTGAAGGACCTTCTCCGGCATGCCCTGGATCAGACCGACATCTGCCAGACCTGCGTGGGGCAGGGGATGGTGCCGGGGAGGAAGGGGAGCCTGAAGGAGAATGTTCCGTGTCCTATGTGCGGGGGGAGGAAGACTAAGCTTAGTGTCTCCGATCATAAGGAGTTTGCCACGAAGCAGTTGATGACGTTCACTAAGATGATCGAGCCGGAGAAGGGGAATACCATTAATGTGCAGCAGAATGTCGGGCTCAAGATCGGCAGCGGCTCCTTCATGGAGAAGGTGCTGAGGACCTCAGATGAGGTCCTTTACGGGAAGAAGGGGGAAGAGGGGGAGTCGTCCGGGGAGTCGTCGTCCCAGGTGATAGAGGCGGAAGTTGTACAGCCAGAAGATAGTAGCAAGGTCTAGGGCGGCGCTGGAGAAGGCTCTTGGGGACCCCCTTCGGGAGTACTCCCTTGGGGAGGTGGAGGAGTTCGCCTCTCGGATGCGCGAGGTGGACTGGACCCAGGGGGGAGTGATTCACACACTCCCGGAAGATATCCAGCGGTATGTCGTCAACGAGCTCCGGATGAGCAAGATTGACTTCAGGTACTGGGCGGAGCGGTACTTCTCCATCCTTGGGAGCGACAAGCGGCTGATCACCCTCCGGAACCTCTGGCCCTCGCAGGTGAAGCTTCTTGACCTGATGGCCACCCTGGAGGAGGCCGGGCCGAAGATTAAGGTGGCACTTCTCAAGAGTCGGCAGATTGGCGGGACCGTCTTCTCCGAGGCCCTGATCGCGCACGCAGTCCTCCTCCAGCACAACACCCAGGCGATTGTCGCGGCGGACCATCCGGACGTGACGCAGAAGCTCTTCACGACGATCATGCGCGCGTATGACAACCTCCCTGGGTGGATGAAGCCGGTCTATGACGCTCGGCCGAAGGCGCAGAACCTCCACTTCCCGGAGCTTGACAGCGACATCCTCTATGGCTCCGGGAACCAGAAGACCACCCTGGGGCAAGGGTTGACGGTGGATGCAGTGCACCTGCCCGAGGTGAGCACCTGGATTCCAGAGTGCACCTTCATGATCGACAGCGACCTCTTGCCGGCGTTCAACTCCTCGGAAAAGCACCACTCCTTCATGATCCTGGAGAGCACTGGTGCGGGCGCCCGGGGGAACTGGTTCCACGATCAGTTCCAGGCGGCGGTGGGAGGAAAGAGCGCCTTCAAGGGGATATTCATCGCCTGGTACCTCAGACCTGGGTGGAGGATGAGTGCGGAGGGGGTGACTTTAGAGGCTGACACCATCGCGATGGCGGAGAGGGTGAAGAGGGAAACCGGCCTCGAACTCGACAAGGAGCAGCAAGCCTGGTGGCAGGTGACGAAGACGGAGCACCAGGTGAAAGACCTGATGGAGATTTTCTACCAGGAGTACCCCAGCACGGTTGAGGAGGCCTTCCAGACAGGCCTGAGGAGTGTCTTCTCCATCGAATGCCGGGCGAAGGTCCGGGATAAGCTCAAGGTCCCCAACCTGGTTTTCTCCTTCGACGATCAGAAGTGGAAGCAGGAGGACCTGAAGGCGTGGCTGGCGGATGATGACGAGGAGAAGTACGATGGAAAGCTCATTGTGTGGGAGGGCCCTAGGCCGGGGCACCTTTATGTTGTCGGGGTCGACGCCTCTTACGGTGTTACGGGGGGAGATAACGCAGCGGTCGAGGTCCTTCGGGTGGGGAATAGGAACCTTCCAGATGAGCAAGTCGCAGAGTGGTGCGGAAACATTAACCCGGTACTCCTTGCGGATGTCTGTTGGAAGGTGGGGCATTACTATCGCGATAAGCTGGAAAGATTCCCCGCGAAGTTGGCGATTGAAGTGAATCCTGGCGCCCCTGGGATAGTCACCCAGACGGAGCTCTTGAAGCGGAACTACCCCAATTTCTTCGTCTGGCGGAGACCGCTGCGGCAGGACATGAGGCAGAGTAGGGAAGTGGGCTGGTGGACCACCCCGGCAACCAGGCCACTTGTGACTGAAAGAGGCGTTTTGGCGGTCAGAAACGGCGATTTGGTGCTCAATAGCGTCGGTTTCACCAAGGAAATGGGCAGTTATGTCGACCGGGGGCGGCTGGGGCAGAGGAAGTACGAGCACGCGGACGGGTACCATGATGACCGGATCATGGCCCTCTTCATCGCACTGGAGGTGGCGCATATGGACGATATGGCCTCTATGGCGGATGAGAGAAGGAAAACCCAGGAGCAGAGGAAGGTGGGCAGCGAGAAGGTGGTGCAGTTCCAAAGTCTAGGCATCACCTGGGAAGAGGCGATGGTCAAGTGGGAAGACCAGATGCCTGAGTGGAATTGACCTTTTTGACGCAGTATGTTATACTTACCGACAGGATTGGAGAGCCAAAATGGTTGTAACTCTTAGCGTACCCGACTCTATCTTCCAGGCCTACGCGGCCATGGGAGACAAGCCGGCGCAGACCATCATGGTTAAGCAGTTGGAGAAGTTCCAGAAGTTCAACCCCCTGGATAGGGTCTTGATCTTCCCCACAGAAGAGCGGCAGGCGATGGAGCGGCTCTATGGCCAGCCGATCGAGGACTTCAAGGACTTCATCCGGTGGCTCACGGAGCGGGCGGGCGTGAAGGTGGACGAGGCGCAGCTTGACCTCAGTGAAGGGCAGCGGCGGCGACTGGTGAGCGAGGCGAAGTTCTACGAGGAGACCTACGAGAACTATCTCAAGAAGAGGGCGCAAAGAGCCCTCGATGGAGCGATCTGATGAAAATTGGCAAGGTAGAGAAGAATCCCTTCAAGGCGGAAGAGAGGAATCCCTTTAGTCGGAGCGATCGCCCTAAGGATAGCTCCCCGCAGGACTGGTTTGAGAACAGCGAGGGCATCTACTCCGGCCAGACGGGGCAGTTCATTGAGAAGGACAAGAAGAGCATCTTCGCGCCGGAGATTAGTATCCTCCAGGCGGGGGAGATAGGGAAGAAGAAGTGAATCTTCAACACAATGCACAAAAGGGAGCCTGTCCGTGTTGCGGGTATTGCTTTTATTGCGGGCGAGGGCGGGAGATGTTTAACCCGATGTATCCTTGGCCCTACCGGACGTATCCGACCCCAGGCTCTACTGGGACGTGGATAAGCTCTCCTGGGATAAGCTCTTGGACGACCTCCTCTGCCGGTCTATAACTGGAGTTGCCCTTCCTGTAAGATTGAGAAGGAGGGCTATGTCCCGAGTTTCAAAGACACCAAGGCCTGCGAGGGTTGCGCTGCTCCGATGGAGCGGATCTGGGGCCTCGGTTCGCAGCACGTCCCCGGGAACGCCTGGCCGATGACCACGAAGCACCTCACCGGGAAGCCGGAGACATTCGGCTCCCAGGCGGAACTGGATCGCAGGTGCAAGGAGCTAGGAGTTACCAACCGGCCGGACATGGGGTGGGTGACGAAGGAGCTCGTAGGCACGAATGCCCAAGGGAAGGCGATTTACAAGGAGGCGAGTGGCGTTGGCTTGCCGGGGTGCTGGGTCTAGTGGCTGCTCTTCTCAACTATAATCAGCGATTCCCTCCAGTGCGGCGGCAGGGAACAAGCTGGATACCAACTTTCGCCTCATAGTGTTAGATTATAGCTAAAGGATCTCTGAATGAGCAATCTCCCGTCCGCATTGGAAGAGTATGAGCGCTACATCCTTGACTGGGTGAAGGCGGCGGTTGGTGATGGCATGGCCCTCCTGCGGAGGGAGCGGGCTTATAATGACCAGCAGAATGCCGTGAAGTTCATCACTGGGGAGCAGTATCCGCTCCGCAGTCGAACCATCTCCCGGCTGGTGGACAACCGCCTGAGGAAGGCGGCTTTTGAAATCATCTCCTCCATGACGGATGTCCGGCCCATCTGGAACTACGAAACCCTGGACCGGGCGTCGAAGTTTAAAGATCAGGGGGAGATCCTCAGCAAGCTCGCGCGCGGGTGGTGGAAGGCGAATAACATTGACCGGCGGCTGAACAGCACCCTCATGTGGAGCCTGGTCGGCGGCACGGGGTATGGATACATGCGGTGGAATGAGCTCCTCCCCGGGGGTGGGGATATTGAGATGCTCCCCTTGGACCCCAGGGATGTCATTCCTATTGAGCCGGTTTTCAGCGACTCCATCCAGGACTGGCGGGGGGTCATCATCCGCCGCAATGAGCAAATCGAGAACATCAAGCAGATGTTCCCGACGAAGGCGTGGAAGGTTGGGGCGCAGAAGGGCTCTTGGTTCACACCAATGACGAAGGAGGGGGGGAGCATCTACAATGTCGTCTCCTCCGCCTGGAGTGTGCTGACCCGGGGCAATGAGGGGCGACAGAGGGAACTCCCCAACACAGCGGACCTCTTCTACATCTACGTCAAGGATGAGGCGATTCACACTGGCGACAAGCCGAAGCTCATGGGGGATGTGGAGAAGAACTACCACTACATTGTCTATCCCCTAGGGAGTGCGCACCCAATGGACGGGCATCTTATCACTGAGGAGGAGGCGAGGCTCTACCCGCGGGGACGTTTGATCATCTGCACCACCGAGGCGGTCTGCTCTGATGGCCCGAATCCCTACTGGCACGGGTGGTTCCCCCTGGTGAAGTTCACCCTGGAGCCGCTCCCCTGGAGTCTGCTTGGCGCCTCCATCATCGGGGATATGATCCCCCTTCAGAACGCCCTGAACGAGGCCCTGAGGGGTATCGAGGATGGGATGTCCCAGTGGCTTCGGCGGGGAGTCGTCGCGGACCAGCACGCCATTAGTCGCAGCACCCTGGACGCGATTGATACCCGGAAGGCGGGCTTTAAGGCTTACTTGAACAACAATGCCGGCGGAGAGGGATTCAAGGTTATCGACGGCCCCACGTACCCCGGCTGGTACATGAACATGATCGACTGGTTCAAGAATGAGATTGACGAGAACCTGGGGGTCAGGAACCTCAGGGAACTCGCTCAGATGAAGCAGATGCCGAACGCCGACACCGTGGACAAGTTCATGGACACCCTGTCGCCTCTCCTGAAGATTCGCGCCAGGGCGATGGAAATCTCCCTGGGTGAAGTCGCGGAGATGCTCAAGGTGAACTTCTTCCAGTACTACACGACGAAGCGCCGGATGGAGATCCTGGGAGAAGATGGGGTGAGCCTGGAGGATTACGACTACGACCCCGGGACGCTCGTTCCGGATGATCCGGAGAACCCTAATGAGCCCCGGCAGGCGAGGGCGCAGAAGCATCACAAGAGCTTCAAGTTCTCCATCGCGCCAAATAGCTTCCTGAACATCAGCCATTCGGAGCACAAGATGCTAATGCTTCAGTTGTTCCGTGCGAACATGATGGACCCCTGGACGGTGTGGAAGGAACTTGACACCCCCAACATGGGGCCGGAGCCGGACAAGAGCGTGCCTGAGCGGATGATCCTGGCGAAGCAGCTAGGGCTGATTCCGGGTCAGACTCCTGAGCAGGTCTCGGCACAGAACCAGCTTCAGTCAATGCAGGTGCAGATGCAGATGATTCAGCTTCAGATGCAGATGTCCCAGATGGGGGGCATGCCCGGTCCTGAGGTACCTGGCAATAGCGGCGTAGGCCCTGAGGGCGGAAGGCCTCCCAGTGGAGCCCAGCCTCCCCAGTTTGTAGTCAAGCCTGGTGAGGGTAGAACAGTGGTCAGCGAGTCAGGGAGGTAAGACTGAGATTCATGGCTATCCCACTGTCTGTAATGGCGATGTTAGGGCAAGGTCCGCCCGCGGCGCAGGAGGAGTTGCCCCCGGTGCCTGCTCCACAGCAGGCGATCTTCCAACCCCAGGAGGCTCAAGCAATTACGCCCCCACCGCTTAGTGCGAAGAGCTTCTCCATCCTGGCCAAGACTGCCTGGGATGAGGCCAGGGGCGAGGGGGAAGCGGGGATGAAGGCGGTTCTCCATGTTCTGAAGAACCGGGCCGAGGCCGAGGGAACCGACCCTGCGGAGGAGGCCCTGAAGCCGAAGCAGTTCTCCGGGTGGAATGACCCAAAGAGGCTAAAGAAGCTCAAGGACACGGATAAGAGACTGAAAGAGGCGCGGAGGCTCACGGAGGTTGTCTTCTCCGGGGAGGACGAGGATCCGACAAAGGGCGCCACCCACTTCCACGCGAGCAGCGTGGACCCCTACTGGAAGAAGGCCATGAAGAAGACGGCGACGATTGGGAAGCA